GGTTTCCCAGTTAAAGTTGAAGAAGGAGAGAATTATAACAATTTAGAGGTTATAAGTTAAAAATATATATTTATATCATATAATTATGTTAGTATGAAATTAGTAGATTTGATTCCATTAAAGGAATTATACAACCCAGCCGAAGCTTTTAATAAGAAGGTAAGTAGAATGACAGATAACAACGAACATACTGCAGCTACTATCGAATTAGCAATCTATATGGATGATAGAGATGCACTTACTAAATTGAACCAAATTAAAAAAAGACAAGATATTAAAGGTTCAATTGCAAGTAATAAAGATGCAAATGAAAGAAATAGTATATTTAATAAGTTGTTAAGAAGGGCAAAGAAAGAATTATCAAATAAAGAATATGATTTAATCAATAGTTCATTTTAATAAAAGAACAATATGAAATTAGTAGACCTAATACCATTACAAGAAATCGAATTTGCATCACAAAAGTCATTTGACACTTATAGTAAAAATCATAAGTTAAGACCTACAACAAAAGTAAAGATTGCAGGTAAAACTACAACTGCAGGACAAGCTTCCAAAGTTAAAGGCACATCTGTATTTGGTGGTGATAAAAAACCAGATGATAAAAGTGGAGATTATCCAGTTGGTAGTCTACGATATAGGTTGCAAAAAAATAATCCAAAAGATGCTGTTAAATATGATAACCAATTAAAAACAACCATCAAAGATTATACAACAGCTGTTCAAAATCATTTAAATGTAGTATCTGGTGGTAACGGATATACACAAAAAGATGAAGGTGGTGCAATTACATATAATATGGGTGATGGTGATATGCCAACCTATACTTTGTATATGGGAAAAGAAGGTAATAAACATCGTGTTACATTGGAACCAACCTATGGTAACGACCCTAAAAAACTACAAGGTAAAATTGATAAGAGTTTTGATAATCCAAAAGATGCTATAAAGTTTATGGGTGATGTTGCAAAGAAACATAGGAAAGAATTAGAAATGGATGATGATACAGAAAAATCAAAAGATTCAGTAGACCCAAAGATAAAAAAACAATTAGATACTCTCCATAAACAAAAATTGGCTGCTCAAAGTAAATTGAATGCTTTTCGTAAATCGTACAAAGATAATTACAGTAAAGCGAGCAAGGAAAAACAGAAAAAAATGGATGCAGATTTGAAAGCAGCTGAAAAAGAATTTGATAAAGTAGTGACTCCATTGGAAATGCAATCAAGGAAGTTAGAAAAAAAAGATAAATAATATAAAAGATGTCAATAAATTTTCAAGAAATCCTTAAAGAATTAGAATATCGTGTAGAGCATGGTATTATTGATTTGACAAAAGAGGAACAAGTTACAAAATTAGTAGAAATCCTAAGAGAAAATGGTGTTTCTGATGCAAACGAAATGGCACAGAAAGCAAGAGTATATTATTCTTATATAAACGAAGCTACTAAAAAGCAACCATTAGATAAAGTATTAGCACAGACCTTTGTAAACCCAGAAACGGATAGAGACGTAACTGTTGCATCCGCATTGGGTTATGAAAAAAAATCCCAAGCATATAATATTGCAAAGGGTATGATGACTACTGCAGGATATTCAACCAAAGATATTGATATGGTTGATGCCGGCCCCGATGACGAAGAAAAACCAAAATCGAATGTATTTGGTAAAGACAAAGGTGGCAAAGTATTTAAACCAACTCAAAAAGAAAAACCACAATCACTACCACCGGCCGACCCTAAAAAAGTTAAGGCAGTTGTAAATGATATCTACAAAACCAAAAGAGGTATCGTTATGGGTGATGCAAAAGATGGTGATAATCAAGTTAAAAACGATATGATAAAATATGGTTATAACGGTTATCAAAAAGCAACAGGTAAAAAACCAGCTCCGGGTGGTGCAGGTTCTGCATTTAATGAAATAATTTCATGTGAGGGTGCAAAAATATTAGCAAAAAATCCAAATTTAAATGAAGAAGAATTAACGAGAGTATTGGTTGCACAATATTGTGGAACTGCTCTTGCAAAAGAACAATCTCTAACTGCGGAAGTTAATGGTGCTTTACCAAAAGATTTAAAAAATAATGCATGTGCTTCAAAAGCGTTAGTATGTGCAAGGTCTGCTAGAAGTAAATATGAAGGAATAAAAACCGATGTTACAAACCTACAACAAAAAGGATTGTTAGGAAAATCCGTTCAAATGAATAGTTTTTATGGAGCAGAGGATTCTAAAGCAGGTCAAATAGATGTACTTAGAAAATCAAAAAGAATATTTGCACCCGATGGAACGGAAATAAAAAGAGAAGATGCAATTGCATTCGTAGCAGCCGGTGGTGGAGGTGCAAACCCATCCGATACAAGTATATTTACAACCGATGGAAAGGGAAATGTATTACTTAATTTCTTTTCAGATAAAACATCAACAGCAGATATTCAGGATAACTCAACTCTTGTAAATGAAATAAATGATAAATTTACTCAAATTAAATCATTGCAAGATGCTGGTATAATCAAACCAAAAGAAGCAGCAACTGCCGTTAAAATGTTGGCAGAACATGCTAAAAAAGTAAATACAATTGAAGAAACATATTCTAATAGTACACAAACTATTGCATCTAATTTAATAGAATTAGCAAATAAGAAAGTAAAAGGTGTTTCTATTAATGACCAATTAATGGCATTGAATGGTAAAAAAGGAACAAAAGATAAAACAATTCTTAAAAACTTTCAAGATGCAACTACAATGGTTGATAGAAAAACGAAAAAAACTATTGTTAGACCTGAATTGTTACCATATTTACCGAAAGATGCAAATCCTGCAAAACCAACACAGGAACAATTATTAATAGCACTGAATAGTGTATGTGCAAAAGAAGGAGGAAATCCAGCACAACAAAAAATTGTAAATAAAATTTCTAAAATACTAAATGATGAATTCATCAACGCAGGTGTAACTCCTCCCGATGGAATCGATGTTAATAACACTATCGGTGTTCAAAGAAAAAAAGTAGTTGAATCACATCACGATTTATTTAGAAATTTAGACCAAACAAAAATTAAAGTGGGTGGTGTTCAAATGGGATTAGGAACATTTTTACAATCACAAGATGTTATCAAATCATTTCACTTAAAAATGATGGATGCACCCCCTAAAAAATATGAGCCAGGTAATCCTGAAAGTCTTGTATATTCTTGCTTTAATGTTAATATGGGTGGAACTGTTGTAAATGGACAAGTAATGAGAGAGTGTATGGGTGCAAAAAATACTCAGGACTTTGAACAAAACTTTTCAGTACAAGAATCAAAAGAATTTACTTACGAATATTCCGAAAAAGATGCAAGAGAACAATTAGCACGTAAAGGTGTAAATAAACCAACTCCAAAACAACTTCAAAATGCAAGAAATGTAACCGGTATGAAAATATTTACATATGCATTGAATAAAAAAGACGGAAGTAAAATAGATGTTGGTTATAGAACTTATAGAGCAAAAACTGGTAAAACTGGTAAAACAAATACAACAATGCAGTATAGCCCACAAATGCAAAATTGTTTCAAATCAAAAACTAAAAGATAATAATGAACACACAACTACTTTGTCTTTTTACAACAAAGGAGGAATTGGATAAGTCGGTTGATTTTATATTGACTAACTATACTCTAACCAATCCAAATGTTTTCATTTTAGAAAGTAAAATAAGACCAGAAGAGGCTTTTATTACTTTTAATGTTGAAAAGGGTTCTAATGCAATTCCTTCCGACTGGAAAACTATTCTTGTACATAGAAAGAAACAATCTAATTCAATATACACTATCAACGCTTTAAACGAAGTAGTTAAGTCAAAAACAGGTGGACATTTGGATAACTCTTATATGATTGATTGGGAAGAATTTAGAAATTGTATCCTAACGACATCCAATACAGGTTATAAAATGATACCTACAAAAGTATTTAAATCTTTTAATACTCAAAATTTGGAGAATTAAGATATTTTTCTTATATTTGATTTATGTCAATAAGAAAAAGATTTAAACCAATAGAAATTCACGCTGACGAACCTTCGGACATTTTTGAAAACAATAGACGAGAACTTGCAAAGGCAATAGTAGATGGTATTGCACATGGTCTAAGAACTAAAAAGAAGAGAGTTGATTTTGCAAAAGTCTTAATCAAAGAAGTTTTTGTTATCACATTGTCAATTGATAGTAGAGAATTTACAGACCTTTTAGAAGAACAATTACAAATCCTTATTGATTTTGAGGAGTATGAATCATGTGCATTGGTTGTTAAATTACAAAATAAATTAAATAAACAAAAAGTATAGCTATGGAAAAATTAGAACTTTACGAAAAATGTGTTATGTGTGGTGTAGAAACTACTACATTAAAAACTACTCATGTCGATTTTAGATATGGTTATGTGGATGGAGCAGGACAATTATGTAGAGAATGTTATATAAAAGAAGATAGAAATTTAATTACAATTAATAGTAGAATGATTTTAGATACCCCAAATGATATCGAACTTGGAAAAAAAGTTAGAGAAATATATTGGGAAAGTAAAAAATAAGTTATGGCAGAAAAGAAAAAAGAAGCAGAATTGTTTTTAGGTGGAGGCCACTTAAACATTCAATCATCACAATATGTTGAAACTTACAATTCATTAAAATTGATAACCATAGAAGATGGTGCAATTGAATTGAACGTAGAAATAAAAGCTGATTTTAGTAAGATACCTGAAAAATATCACGAAGTATTTTTAAATATGTTTTCATCAAAATATGTAGGCACAACATCATTTGGAGACAATCCATTTAGTTTATGTAAACCTGCACCTAAAAGAAAATGGTATCAAATTTGGAAAAGATAAAAAAATAAATTATGTTTGGATTCGGAGATTATTCGACACAAATGCCAAAACCGCCTGCTATTTCAAATAAACGAATGGGAGAGTGGCAATGTAAAAACAAAACAAAACAAATAGTAATGCCAGCAAAACCAAAGATTAGTAAAGAAGAATACTCATTTTCAGGAACACCCGAATACGCAATACCAATTCACAAGGAAAAGGAGATGGTAAATGGCCCTCAACACTATGGGGGAGTAGACAATCCATACGAAGTAATTAAAGTATGTGAAGCATGGGGATTAGACAAAGATGCTTACTTATTCAATGTAGTTAAGTATGTTGCAAGAGCAGGTAAAAAAGACCCTCAAAAAGAACTGGAAGACCTCAAAAAAGCTGTATTTTACCTCGAAAGAAAGGTAAAAAACCTCCAAAAATAAATTTGGTAATGTGGAAAAATAGTCGTATATTTATAGTAATAAAAGATGAAAAAGTTATATTTAGATATAGGAATATCGCGATATAAACCTCAACTTTAAAAACAAATTTTAAACCTTAAAAACAAAAAAACAATGGACATTTCATTGGCTCTAAAGAGATTTAGCTCTTTACAAAACAACACTAAAAAGTCGGATTCAATCTTTAAACCGGCAAACGGAAAATCTCAAGTGAGAATCGTTCCTTACAAGTTCAACAAAGACATTCCTTTCATTGAACTTTACTTTCACTACAACATTAACAACAAGACTTATTTAAGTCCAATGTCATTTGGTAGACCTGACCCCATCGTTGAGTTTGCAGAAAAACTTAAAAGAACAGGTGATACCGATGATTGGAAAGCAGGTAAGAAAATGGAACCAAAGTTAAGAACTTTTGTACCAGTTATCGTAAGAGGTAAAGAATCAGAAGGA